CCTCATCTGACATCTCGGTGTCGAGATAAAGAACTGGAATATCAAGCTCCGCCAGATGCTTCGCCAAGTTGTCAGACAGCATGCTTTTTCCTACGCCACTTCTGGCGCCTATCATACTCACTGCCTTTCTCCTGCATCCTCCGCCAATAGCTTCATTGTAAGCTGGCCAGGGAGTGGGCAATCCAATAACCTCTGTTGGATTGTCTAGCCTGTCCATAATATGCTCTCGCATTCCTTCGCTTAGTCTTTGAGGGTCAGTTCCGCTTGAGCTAGTGAGCTTGCTTGTAAAATCAAATATACACTTCTCAGCTATTCCCAATATATGTTCTATTGGCTCATCTCCGCCGACATCATTCAAAGAAGAGTCGGCATCCTTCATCTGCTGACGAAGCATTCTCGTAATTTCAAGCTTGCTAATCTTTGCGCTAAAAGAGCGAACATTCTCTAGCAACACATGTGTATTAAAAATACTATTTAGATGATTAATCTCGTCTTTTTTTTCTACTAGCCATGAATAGCCGAGGTCTCTTGCAGCCGAGAAAACAGAGGACTCGTCGAGTTTCTTTAATTCTTTTTCTTCAAAAAGATGAGAAAAGCATTTGTATATTGCCTGATTTGACCTATCTGTAAAGGAGATTGGAGTTATCATTGGGGCAACGTCAAGGTAAGCGTCAAGCCCGTAGCAGTATAGACCGGCAAGAACGGCTCTTTCTGCGGCAACATTCCTGTTACATTTATCAACGTCTGTCACGACGACCCCCCTTAACAGTGCAGTCGTTGCATTTCCAAGTGTTATCGGATTGTGAATCCGAATATCCAAAGGCTATTGAGGATGAAACTTTAATGATTTTATTGCAGGATGAGCAAGTCGCATCAATTAGTGATGTGTTATTCATTCCAAGTTCTTTTCTTTTGTTCCTTGGCGTAATTGTAACGCCTTCATTTTTACCAGTCATTTTTTCCCCAGTCTCTGGGTCAATAAGGTCTTCAGTCATGTTATCAATAAATCCATTCTCACTGACTCCAACAACATTTTTTAAAACATTTGACCCAACAGGCTCGGACCTCATTCGTCTATCGCTAGTGGACGTAGAACTATTGTTTCTCGGAGGCGCTTTGAATTCATTATACCTGTCTTCTATAACCTTGTCAATATCTTTATCTAATAATTCTTCCTCTTGCTCTTGTGGGGCGAGTTGATTCTGGTATTTAAGCTCTTCTATAGAATACTCTTTACTAAGAACGTCCTCTTCTTCTTTTTCATCCTCTTCGACCACAGCATTCGGGACGGATAGTGGTTCTCCTGTTATGTTTGTATAAAGACCGCATATCAACTGCCAGTCTTGCTGCTCTACAGCTATTTTTAGTATTTCTGAAAAATCAGGCATAGTTTTGACCTCTCTTCATTTCTTGGTATTTGGTTAGCTTATCAGCCTGTACCCTCAATGAGTTGGGTAGGTAAATGAGGCGTGAGTGATAGCTACACGCTTCGTCGGCTATTTGCTGTAACCTCTCAGCAACATCATCCTGCTTTACCGCATAAGCTCTCTTTAATTCATTTTCCATATATCGTGTAATTTGATTTTTGATTATTGGGGCTATGATTGTGTTTATTTTCCTATTACACCAATCTATCTTTGACTGTAAAACATTAATTTGAGACTGAACAAAGGTAGCCTCCTGTACAAGCAGGTACGACCCTTCTGCACACTCCTGTTCCGAAAGTTTATTCAGTAACAGAGGACTTATATTTATCCATCTATTAACTTCGGTTGGACCTAAAGAGCCAAGCCCTACTGCAACCTCGAATTGCTTTAGAGCTTTCTCTACTTCTTCCCATCTCTCATCAAGACTCTGATATAATGTCATCCCAGTCATTAACCTTATCATATGGTAAAACTATGTATTTAATATTATTCATATCACACCAACTCTCTTTCTTAGAGTCATTTTGCTTTGACTTCGCAAAGCCCCATCTGTCTTCGTGAAAGTGCGCAACAAACTCATAGTGCTGTCTGCCGTGGACCTCAACAACCGCTTTCCTGTGGGGGAGGTAAAAGTCTGCGTATTGTTTAGTCCCTGGCAGGGGCACTTCTTCTAATATTCTTTGTGTCGGATATAATTCTTTGAGTAACCTTCTAGCGTGAAAGTGTATTTGGCTTCTCTTTCGCACATCATCCAAATCAGGCTGATGCCCTGTTGGGGGGAAGTTGTGTTCCTTGCCGTTAAAATCTACTACCTTCATTTTTAAATTTCTTTTTTGAATATTGGCCTTGTTATATCCCTGTTTATAAATCCAAGTCTAGGATAGTCCTCTGGAATATTATGTTTGTTTTCAACAATCCAATTGCATAAAATTAAATTCGCAATTGACTGTTCGGGCAGATGGTCCTTTAAATAGTTTCCTGTATCTACGCCGTAGTCCATTTCATTCATGTATTCTTCTTTTGAGCAATAATATAGCCAAGTTTTAATAAAATCCATAGACACATCACTTTTTTTGAAAACCAGCAGGTTCACAATACATTGTCTAAAATTAGAAGAAAATTTATAATCCTTTGATAGATTTTTAAGTGTGTATTGCTTGCACCATTCTTCTAATGGTTGTGTGTGGGGCTCTCCCTGTTGACCTGTTTCATAAATCATTGTTGGGACAGACATAGGTATAAAAAAATCAAAACCACACAATTCTAGCCACTGAGGAAATAGTCTGTGTATTTTTTTTATTTCTATATATTTGTAGTATTTTCTGTAATTTATGTCATGATATATTAAAACATCTCCGTCACTTATTTTTTTTATTTCTTCATAAATTATAGCGGGCTTCCACGCCTGATTTCCAACGTTTCCCCAATAGCCACTATTTGGAATTGGCCCTACATATTTATCAGATATTTCTTTTGATACTCTTGAAGGAGTATAAAAAATTATTTTGTCAAAAGACCCCTTTAGTATTTTCTCTATGCCTTGTTTTCTGTCTGTTAAATTCAACCCTTCGTCATGTGGGCGTCCCTCGCTGTAGAATGTCAGAAAATTTATTTTCATTCATTCATTCCCAGCATCTCATATATGTCTTTTTGCAAGCAGTCTAAATAAGTTGGATTGGCTTTTAGCAGGTCGTGCGCCTTATGCTCTCCCTGAGCCTGCACAAGCTTTGACATCTCAGGGGTCAGCTTCCCCTTTTTGTCTACAGACCACTCATCCACTCCCAGCACATCAAGATGATTCTGCATGTATTCTAAAACATACCATGAGCCAGAAACCTTTATAAATCCAAGGCTTTTGCCTAAACTTATAAGTTCTCCGATTACATCTATCCCAATACCATATCTAAGCAAAGACTCAATCTTTCGTCCTGGCGGTATCGGCCTAGCGGTAGAGCGGGTAATCCAGTTTACCTTTTGACCTATCTGCTCTGCATCGTCGGCAGACGAGGCTTTCCAGGGCTGTATGTATGTGCATTCAAGGTCTACGTCAACCGCATATCTAATTTTACGACCACCACTCCTGCTTTTAGTTTTCTGTCCTGGCCTTGCCCTTGTGTTTGCAATCAAATGTTGTATTCCTATAACAATACATTTATTAACAACCACGACTGGAGCTATTCTTCCGATAAATTGAGAGAGTAGTCTGAACCCGCCATCTCCAGTTACATCTCCAATGTCAGCCTGTAGCTGTCTTTCTGTTACAAGCTGAGAGATAGAATCAAGAACAACAACGCATCCAGGGTCATTATGTATAAAATTCTCAGCAAAACTGAGCCACTCTTCTCCGCTAAGGATTTTGCTTTGTACCAAATTTCCCTCACCGTCATCCTCCCTGTATGAGCTTACGACATTTATGTTTTCAAGGTCTAGACCCTCTATTCCTTCTAAATCCCTTGATTTAAGCCTTGCCTCAATGTTTAAGTAGTATATATTTTTACCCATCGACTGTGCGTTTTTACAAATCTGTAACGCCGTTACTGTCTTTCCGCACTTTTCATCTCCGGCAAGAAGGACCACAGAACCTTCCGGTATTCCACCCCCTATGTTTACATCAATAAGAGGAGAAACAGAAACGATTTCCTGTTTATCAGAAACCATTGCGTCCCCACTTCTGACAATGTTTTCTCCGTGTTTGGCTAATAAATCTTTAGCCACTTTGAATGGGTCTTGTTTTGACATCTATATTTTTTAACCTCGATAATTTATTGTCTTTTACTATTCTTTTAGGTACGGACGTTGTGCTTCTTATTTCAAGCTCAACTTCTTTCGATTTCATCTCTGAATCATATTTTGACTGATATTCTTTCAAAACTTTTGAGAAAAAAGTCCCAGCCTTAAATGCTGCAAATGAACGGACATTCCTGCACCTCTTATCTCTTAGGGCTCTTGACACCGCCTCCGGCTTATATACAGCAAGGAGAGATACAGCTATTTGCACCTGTCTGCGAAATATAATTTTCCATTTTGCTAAAACCCAAAATTTGTCTGGAAGTTCTGACCCGTTCTTTTTTGCTATTAATGCGCACAGCCTTTCTGTTATCCACTGGTCTTCGCGTACATAGCCCCCACCATAGTCTGAAAGGAAGCTATTTTTTTCAGTTTTTTTGTTCGCCATAATTATTTATTATAGCTTTGATAACAGTTTTTGTCAATCAGAGGATTGATTATTTAGAATTAGTCTGGAGTCATCTATATCGTCTTGACGATACGCTCTTGACTGTTGTCGCATTTTTAAAAGCTCTGGGGTCTTGTACCACGTATAGGATATTAACCCATTTTTGCAGCATCCGCAAACATAGCAGTGCTTTGTTATATTTTCATCAAATTCTTTATGAGCGCCGTATGCAAAGTAATATCCCTGGATATGTTCGCCGCTTTCTATAGGAATGACATGAGACCTAAATTTTAAATGCATTCCAATTATATTAACGGACTCTGACTCGCAGTATCGAGCAAGCCTTTTCCACGCTACCGCCTCTTTGCCGGACCTCTCGTCGTCCTGATGCACAGTCAATCCATTAGACAAAACCACAACCCATATTGTTTTATCTTCCAGAAAAGAACAGTCTTCTATACAAAGACCGTAATTGTTTTTTGCTATTTGTTCGATTGACATTTTTAATCCTGAGGCCTGTGTATCTTGTCCTTATTGACCTCTTGGTATTTTTCAGCGCTCATCGACTGACCTTGAACTATTTTTCTTGCATCGCTAACTTCTGACGCTTCACTAGTCATAATAGCAACACCATCTCTTTTTGAGATAAATTCTCCAGATTTTGGGCCGCTTCCGAGTCGGTTAATTCTCTGTTCTTTGGTCTCTGTTACGTGGTCCGTGTCTTTTGTTTGAGGGATTGATTCTCTGTATTTTCCAACTGTCTTGGCTCCAACCCCTGGCATTTGCGAGGATAGTTGCTCATTGGTTTTTCCTAAATTGTTTTCAATGTAAAATTTTTCTACATCTGTGAGTTCTCTGGCTTTAGGCATTATTTTATCTCTCTTTCTGCGTGGAGTATCCAGGAATTGTTTCTTGATTCTAAGAATCTTAGGTAAAAGTCAAAACATTTTTTATTTACATGTTGAAATCTCCAGTAATTTTCGCTGCCGAATGACTTTGATTCGGTGCCCTCCGTGTACATACCCCAGGGATTAAATAAAGAGCCGTCTCTACCAGACTTGACGTAGTAAGAATATCTGGGTTGTCCCTTATTGTTTGTATATGTTTGAAGTTTAGCATAGCACTCTTTTGTCTCTGAGTCTTGTGGTTCTCCGCCCACACCAAAGAATTCTATTTTTTTTAAATCTCCAGAAAAATCTATTCCCTCTTCCTCTGTTTTATTTGTTTTAGTTATATATTCTTTACTCATTGACGAATACCCGCTGTTTTGATTATTTGAGTTCCATTTTTTTCTTCAATTCCATCTACGCTGGCGAAATCAGTTCCCCCTACATAAAAATCGCCTTTTATCTCTACGGCATAAGATTTGTCGCCACAATAGCAGCACTCTGCCCGCAGCTTTGTTTTTTTATTTTCTGAATTTTTTACCCAAACCTCAACCAGCTTTTTTGAGCAATTTGAGCATTCAAGTGTTGTTGCTTTTTCATCCATATCGTTAATTCTTAATTACAGAGTCCTTTGCGTTTTTTATTTTTTGTTTTATAATGTCTATGGCTTTATCCTTGTCGTTTTCTTCTATTTTTACAATTATATTATCTACGTCAACAAATAAAGGCTCCGGCTCCGGCTTGCCATTTACAATCTTTGTTCTTGATAGGGTTGTTTCTATTCTTACGTTTGAATACGTTGAGTCTTTTACATAATTATTTTTATCTTTCATTTTTCACCCGTTTCTATATATTTCTTTTTTTGCGCAGGCGTCATTTCCGTTATTTTTTTCATGTTTTTGTCGGATGTTTCCCAGAAATTTTTGCCTTGCTTTTTAT